TCCTTCGTTGCGTAGCTTGTTTAGAACAGCACCAGCAACTCTTTCGCCCGCTGCCTTTGAACCATATTTTTTAGCAGCATTTTTAGCAATTTTAGCAAAGTTTTTACCTGGTTTGCCAATGTCTTTACCAGCGGCTGCCTTTTTAGCAGAATAGTCATCTTTAGCTTCGGTTGTAGCTAGCATACCTGACAACTGATCAGCCACTGCCTTATCTGGGCCGGCAATGGCTGTGCCTGCTAGTGCTTTTGTTAGCGTTTGGGGATTTGTATTAAGCTTTTTAGCAAGTGCATTTTGTTCTGCTGGACTGATTGTTTGCTGGCTTTTAATTTTATTCAAGCTTTGCTTGACCATTGGATCTGCTGGACTGTTTTCATCCATTGACAACCTAGCACTAAGCCCACGTTCCATAACCAATAGTTGCAAATACCCAGCATCTTTTTCACTGGTGTGCAAACGTTTACTGTTGCGGTGCTCACTGATCAAGCCACGAACTTTTTTCAACATGCCTTTGGCTTTTTCCGGGGCCAATGCAGTGAAGTCAACTTTGTTATGAAAATAACTTTCCATAACTTTTTGTGACTGTTTAGTTTGTGACGATTCCAGGTCAAATAGTTTCATTATCAAATCCTTTTTGCTGACAGTATTTAGCAATGTTTATATATTTATCAATGTATTTCTGTAATATGTGATAACGATCTTTTGTGTCGTCCAACCTGTTAATTGTGATATTTCGTCGAGTTTCGGTGATTTTATCACTGTTGATAAAACAGCGATAGTGCATCATTTCACTTTGTCTTCTAATTAGTTCGTTTTCGTGTTTAATTAATTGTGTTGCATCTGTTAATTTACTATGTTTATCGTATATACACCATGCAAGTGCAACCCTGCTGGAACTCACTGTTGTAATCAAACAGTTGTCTTTATAAATGTTGTATGAGTAATTTTCTGTTTTAACAATACGGTAATGCTTGAATGCAGAAATGCTATCACCGCTTCTAGTAATAACGTTGTTATTTTCTAGTAAATTTTCTTTTACAATATCTGTTAATTTTCTAACAGCTTTGTTTACGTAACTATTACGTAGCTTATTACTAACCATCCAACTACTCCAATAAGAGTTGCAATTATGCCAGCTCCCCAGCTGATTAATTGGTCATTGCGGCGTTGGGTCATCGCTGCTACCATGTCGTGAACCTCTTTGATCAACATCTCAAGAGCATCAACTTTACTATTTACAGTCACAATCTGGTGAGACATTAATTTATATCTCTCTGCGCATAAGTCTACGTGCGCTTCTAGACTTTTTTTCTCAATGGGTGTTGTATCATTCATGGTAACCTCTAATAATATTTGTTAAAGATATTTATCAAATATACACTATTCTAAAGTTACTGCCTTGAATTTAATGTTAGATTTAGAACCATGTGTGATCAAGTAAGGAAATAAAAATCCTTCTTTGTAGTATTCTGTAAGCCCTACTATCATAGGAACGCCGTGCATGTCGTTTTTTAGTAAACCAAGTTCGTCTTCACCATCATTGAATATATCAGGTTGTTCAACACAAAACGAAAGTTTCCAGTACTTATTTTTTCCTAAATTTGTACAAACCGGATCTGTAATGTCAATTGCTTGTGTTTTTAGTCCAACACACTGTAATATAGTTTCCCAATTGCGTTGTTGATTTCTGCTGAAATTCCATTCATCAACTGTACTAATAGATTTACCAACTTTGTTTATAATAGGTGCATCTTGTAATTTTCGGTGACTTGTTGTACCAGTGCAAGTGCAGTCAAATACTGTTACTATTTCAATTAATTGCATGTTCAAAGTCCAATACTACAAGCTAGTAATATTACTTAGCCACAAAAAAACCCTAGTTACAAAAACTAGGGTTTTAATGAGTGAACTTAAATTAAGTTATTATGCAGATGGGTTAGCAAATGTTGCAACTAGTGAGATGCCACTGACTGCTTCTGCGCCACCTGGGCCGCCTTGTACAGCAACGTGGTTGCCGTCTGCTACACCTTCAACAGCGGCAATTGTGCCACCATATGTTGTTGTGATTGCTGTGCAAGCGGCTGCTACTGTGATTGTACCAGTTGCTACTGCATAGATGTATGTTGTTGGACCAAGACCTTGGCCTTGCTTAACTGTTGCGGTTGTTGAAATTTCAGCCATTTTATTTCTCCTAAATAATGGTTGGAACATTACTGTCCCTACTTTTATTTAGCACGTTTATGAAATATCGAGTGTTCTCAGTCTTTCATAACTTTCGTTTTGAAATCCACGTTCACGCATTTGCAGCATGAGTCGATCTACAATAACTTTCCTGTCTTGCGGCTTTGTACGATCCCAATTGCCAATTTGTCTACGCATTTGTATCAGCGGAGCCGGTAGGTAATCTTGCATTTCTCGTTGTAACATCAACATCAAATAATTATAATCGCCGGCATTATATTTGTTTTTTGCTATTGCTCTTAGATTACGCTTTAACCGCAACTCCGGCACACTCACTTGTACATCTTGTACAATTTGACTGTCAAAGCGTTCTGGATCAACCATAATAGTTAACACGTTGTAAAGGTCTGGTTGGCTGGTACGAAACCCATCAAAGTTTTGTAATCTCATAATTTGTGCAGCTTGTTGTGCTGCATAAGCAGGGTCGCTTTGTGCAAAAATCTGCAATGCTAACAACTGTTCGAACATCAGTTCAGCAACCTTGCTCATTTTAAGACCAGTTAATTGTTTCATTTGTTTCCACATGCGACTTTCACTGAGCTCGTGAAATATGCTTGTCTGTTCGACTGCAAATTCTTTGTTAGGAGTTTTGAAATCTTTTTTACGCATCACAGTTTTAGCAATTAAATCTAGTTCCTGGTTTGCACTGTCCCAAACAAGTGCAAACGGCACATTGATATCCGATGATAAATCTTTCAGCACCGCTTGTGCATCTGGTCCTAGTTGTGCAATCGGCTTGGCATACTTTTGAAATTCTTTTTTAAATAGTATTGCCAGTTCTTGTATTGTAATTTGCCGCACGTTGCGTTCATCATTTACACGATCCAGAAAGTGTCTTGTAAACTCAACATCGATTCCTACTTGGGCAAACACTTTATCAAGTGCTTTTTCTAGTGCATCAAGTTGTATTTGTGTTACTGGCTGATCCATTAGTTTTGTCCTGGATTATTTTGTGCAAAGTTAGCTTGCGAAAATCTCATACGATCCACAAACTTCATTCCTGCTCCTACGTATCCTTCATGACCGGGTTCACCTTCGATGTCAGCTTTTACATCTTGGTCTTGTGCATCCAACTGACGTACCAAGTCATTTTTAAGTTGACTGATGTTTAAAAACCCACTGAACAATGCTGCAACTGCGCTTTTATTTTGATTCATCCAGTCAATGATACGAGCTGCCTTGGTTGGTTGTTTTTGTTCAATCCATGGACCAAAATCTTTGATCATGTTTTTATAATTGCCACTGCGCACTTTGCTGTTGATATATTGCTTTATCAACGCTGGTGTGTTTGTTATCTTTCTGCTGCGCAGCTCACCTGGAGCAAAGAATGCATCAATTTCAGGTGCATAGTTATTGTAAATGTTTTCCACTTGTGCAATCAACTTTGCATTTAATTCAATTTTACTACCAGTGTCTTTCATAGTTGGGTCGAGTATAAGAACACCGGGTGCTTTGTTTAATACTGCACTAGTAACAGGAGTTGCAGGGCCACCTGGACCATCAATTGACGTGTGTACTGCAACGCCTGCTTCACTATTACCAACCGCTTTTCCAATTGGGGTGTTTGCATCAACACGATATGTAACAGTATTAGGAGTAAAGACATACATACCATCTTCCAATGGAGGAGTGTCACTGTACAGCAAATCACCTTGCACGTATCCACGGAAGTCCTTGGGCACTGTGCGACTTAGCAACGGAAACAATTTAGCATACACTGCAATTAGATCTGTTCTATCGCCTTTGCGCATGCCCATGATACGTTCAATGTCTTTTGGAGACTTAGCCAAGCCGTTGTAGCCTTTTGCAAGAAACCCTGACTTATCAGTGAGCACAAAGTCTCCTGTGCTGTCTCTACCAAATATAACTGCTGGCTTGCCGTCCCATTTAATAGTGTTTGTTTTAGCAGGTTCTGCGGCAGCACTTTTGAGACCTGCAAGTGCTTGTGTAAGACCTTTACTGCCGTAATCAAAGATCAAGTCTTCAGGGTGCTCAATACGCACACCTTCAGTTAGCTTGTAAGGTGTGTATGGATTTTCGGTTATGACTTCCATGCCCTGGTATACAATTCTATCACGCAACCGTGCAAGCCAGGCAGTTCCGGATTCGTTTACTTCTTCAAAAGTAAAACCTTCACGTTCAGCGTAGCCACGGAAATCATCTAGTTTAGCATCACGTTGCTTGTCTGATTTAAGTTGGGCCATAATAGATTCTACACTAGCTAGGTCATCTCTGTTTGCATTTTTATTTAATAACAGCGTAGCAATTTTATCTGGGTCATCAGTTATAAATGCATTGTCTTCCCTGCGATACAATCCCGAATTCTGATTGAGTTTAAGACCTGCCGCTTTTGCAATACTATTAATGAGTACATTTCGTGTTGCACCCTTGTATTCACTGTTGGGATCACTGCGCAGTATAAACTTGCTGAACGCTGGCTTTTGCACAAACATAAAGTCAGTTTGTACATATCCGCGATCTTCTCGTCCTGTAATAGGTGTTTTAAAATGCACACTAATGCCGCTTTTCTTTGTCCATTCTACTGGATCAAACCCATGACTGGTTGCCCATTGTGTTAACCTGTTACTAAGTTCTTCTTTGCTCATAACTGTGCTGTCAACTGCAAGGTCTAAATCACCAGATGTTGGTTTTTGTCCTGTGCTTCCCAGCATGTTATCCATAAGAGGTAGTCCAGTTAGTTGCTCGAGCCAGGCCACAGTTGACTTAACATCAGTTTGGTTAATGCGCTGTGTAGCACTTGCACCATCGGAATCTTTAAAAACGTTGCCGCCTTCCTTGAGAAGTTTCATGCTTTTACCTTATTTGTTTTTCTCAGCCGCAGCAACTTTTGCTGCCAACGCTGGATATCTCGGATCGGTTGGTAGTATTCCACCAATTGCAGGAAGCTTAGATTGCTTGTTTGCTTTGGCTTTTTGTCCAGGTACCGGTGTTGGCGCAACTGGTGCTGACTTTGCAATTCCTGTAGCAATGCTGCTAGGGCGTTTTTTCTTTTGTCTAGAAATACTTTTTGCAATAGCAGCTTTTTCGGCTTTTTCTTTACGATACTGAGCAATATCAGCCGAGCTTTTGCCTAGTTTTTTCTTTAATGCAGCTTTACGTGCTGTGTCTTCAATTTCTTTTTGCTTGGCTTCCCAGGAAGCTTGCGGATCCTCTGCTGATGTTTTCTTTACAGTAGGTTTAGCTGGATCATAGTCTTGTACTTTTTTGCCAAGATTACTAAGTTTATCCAAACCAGTGGCAACCCCAGAGACAGCTTTTCCGGCTTTTTTAAAAAATTCAATTTCAGATACTTTTTCAAGTTCTGCTAATAGATTTTCTTGTATTAGTTGTGCTTTACTTTTCATTTGTACGCCTCACTGATCTGGAAAACTTGCCAGGATCTCGTGTTCGGATGGCATTTAACAATTTGCGTTGTAAATTTTCAGCTTGCTCAGCAGTGTATAATTCTTCAATTTGTTCCATCAGACGCACTGCGCTAGCAATAACATTACTAGCACGACTCTCGACGACATATTCACGTTCTTCGAGTTTTTTATAACGCTCATTGTAAATGCCATCTAGCTCATCAAAGATGCTGCGAGTCTTTTTTTGCATGACTTTGTTTGTCCTTTTTAGTATTTATGTATATTTAAAAAGTTGTTGGTTTTCTGTTTCCCAAAGTGCTTCGCTAAACCTTTTCAGTGTCCACATATTTCTTTCATACAGGTAACTGTTTTTTTCTTTCCAGATTTTCCATTGAGTATTATTTGTATCGAATAATTTGTGATTGTCCTCAATTAAATCAATTAATTCTATACTTTTACACCCTGGTCGAGCCTTGGTTATTCTTGGTATAGCATATGTTTTTGCTAATTCTCTTATTTTATCTATAGATTCTGGAGTGTTATCTTCCGTCCAATTTGGATGTAGAAACTTATAACATCTTAAAAATATTATATATCGACTGTAGATGTTCTCTGTTGTGATGATTAATTTTTTATCAAAAAGATCAAGTGAAACATCTTCAAGGTGTGTCTGATACCAAACACCCGGTTTGCTTGTGCGGTAGCCTTCGTGAAAAATTTTAACATTTTTAAGGTCTTGGTGCTCGTAACTATCTACACTGCCGTCTAGCCTAGGGTTCCATTTAATCTGCTGATTGTTTAAAATAGTAGTAACAATCCCGCCGCATGCAAAATCAGTGGCTATTAAAATATTTGGTAATTTCATGGAAGGTTGTATCCCATTGCAGATTCCGCCATTTATCTAATGTGTTTGCCCAGTTAATTGCTGATTTGTGTTCAGTGTACGGATACTGATTTAACATGATGGATATTTCATGCTCGCTTCCGTACCTTTCTTTTATCTTTTTTCGCAGTGCAGTTGGTGTTTTTTCAATTCCTATAGTACCGTGACACGGATGTATATTAAAATCGCTAGGATCACCAAATCTATTTGTCAGCATTGCGTCCTTATACCACTCTTTAATTTTATCATAGTAAAAGACGTTGAAAGGATTTAATGTATGCTCTATACCAAACATAACATTTCCTGGACATTCCTCTATAGCTTTATTGACCAACTTTTCAACAGTGGAAAATTTTGCTGGCCAACGCAAATATTCAAACTGTTTGCCTACTCCGTCGATGCTACCTATCCACTTAACCAGTTTAAAACGTTGCCACTGTGCTAGTGTTTTATCCGACGGATACAATGTGTAATTGCTGGTATATTGTATTGTAATATCTTGTGGGTTATTGACAAGTTCTAGTATTCTTAAATGAGTATTATTCATTAATGGTTCACCACCACCGAACTTGATATACCTAAGATTTGTAGTATCCAGTGTTTCGAACCAACTTACTAGTTTGTCGTCAGTGTTTGTACCTTTTCGATCCAACACTTTAGTGTTCTCTACCCCATTGCGAATATTTTCGTCTTGCCAGAAACTGCTGCTATTGCTATCGCAGCTAGCACAAGCAAGATTGCATTGCTTGGTAACTGCAATAGTGAGCATCTGCAATCCATCACTGTCTGTCATTAGATCAAAACCGGCTTGCCTGTAGCTGATTTGTTTTTGTTGTTCTTGGTGTATACAAAGACTGCAAGTTTTTGTTAAATCACCCGAGTTCCACTTTTCTCTCAATTGAGGCAAAGTTGAAAGATCGTGTACACTTTCATTGTGCGAAAAATAACAACACGGACTGACTGTAAAGTCTCCGCCAAGGTTGTTGATTGCAAGTGCATTGCTCAGGTGTCTACAAAATTGGGTCATCCGTTTTGTTTAATTCCTGCCAGCATTTGTTTGAGCTTGCTGCTCTGTACATCAGCTACTACCTTAGGAGCATCTTGCGGCATGCTGTCAGTTACGTCTTTTTGTACCATTTGACTTTTTGCTTTAATGCCTGCTAGTATAGTGCTGCCTTGTGTTCCTGCACCTGATGCTGCTTCATCATCATCAAGTCCAGTGATCCTCAAGCTTTCCATGTCGAACTCCAGGTCAATCTTTTGTCCCACACCACTACTGCTTCTAGTTTTCATTGCTTGTATTTGATAGCGCCCACGTTCTTTCATTGCTCTACTTGTAAAGATACCAAACACGTTGTCTGCTGTGTTGATCTTACTAATACCGCCCGAGATATGCGAATGATCAAATTCAATTTCCTCGACAGCACTTCTGTTCAACTGACTTGCTGTAACAAATAATATGTTTAATTCACGTGCCAAGTTGCGCAGTTCTTCACTTACATACTTGTCTTTCACAAACAAATCATTTGGACTAACTTTTGCACTCACTGGCATAAGCAAGTCCAAGTAGTCAACTAGCATAAAATCAATGTCTTTGCCTTGTTTAATACTAAGTTCTTTTACAAATGCACGAATATCGTTAACAGTACTTTGTGCTGGCATGTATTTAATCTGCAGATTACCTGCTTTTTTGCCTGCCATTTTGACTTTCATTTCAACAGTGTCAATATCTTTAAACAACTGTTTGCTAGGTGTTCCAGTTAACATACTATCAAGTCGCATGGCTGTCAAGCCCTCACTGAGCTCCAATGTAATATAAGTCCCATTAAGCCCAGCTTCCATCCAATTAACTGCCAAGTTTTGCATAAACAAACTCTTGCCCGAACCTGATCCACCTGCAAAAATTTGTAGTTCGCCTCTATTAAAGCCACCATACAACAGTCTATCCAAGTTTTTCCAGCCTGTACTGTTCTGCCCATTGTTGTCTTTAAGTGCCGATAGTCTGGCTTTGGGATCTTCAAAGTAATTTGTTCCCAAGTCTTTTGTTAAACTTATTTGCACAGCATCTTTGATTAGTTTTTCAACAGGCGAGTACTCTCCTTTTTCCAATAAATCTGCACTTTGTAAAATTGCACGTTCAAGTTCCTGTCTGCGAGTAAAGCTTTCAAACTCGCCTAAGAACCAATCAGTGTGCCCACTGTTGAGATCGGGTATCTCCTGTAAATCAACTCCAGTAACTGCCTTTACTTGCATACGGTCCGGAAGTGTTTTATGCTCATTTGCATGGTCATAGATAAACTCAGCAGCTTCACGCAGATCTTTATCAAAATTTTCTTTGTTGAAAATGTTTTGCACACGCAAGTAACTCTGTGCATCTTGCATTGCCATTTCTAAGAATAATTTTTGTACTTCATATGTATATTCAGTCATACTTTTAATTTATTCCTTATTTGGTCAGCTACGTGTTTATGTGTTAGCGGCCCTGGATGTGATCCGTCCTCGGCTACGTCAAGTTTGTTTTTGTACATGCTATCCCAAGGATCGATCCACAAATCCCAATCTACCAATTCCATGTTGTTTTGCATTTGTTCAACAAATCTATCATGGTCACTGCTAGCATCCTGCACTAGTTTATTCATCCAGTCTATGCTGTCGCTCCAGCTAATCAATCCGTTAACAAACAACAGTTTTACATTGTGACTGCTTGCTTGATCTTGTAATATACGGCAAAAGTCTATTAGTTGCATTATATTACCATAATCGTGATTGAGCAACTGATATTGGACAATAAACTTGTCATTAGTTGATATTGCATCTTGAGTCGATCCAAAATAGATACCTCGGTCTGGTGCTGGGTAAACCCAATGCCGATGGACAGAACTCCATTGTACAATATATATATCAGCTAAGTTGTCAACAATTGCTTTGCTTGTGTGTAAAAATATTTTCAAGTTACTTGCGCCACCGCTAGCATCATTGATATGATCAGTTGCAATCAAGTTAGGATATATTCTAGCATCGGCTTTTTCGTTTGTAAAGCCAGCACCTTGGGTGATACTACATCCATTGAAATAGAACTTCATACTATCCATCCTAGTTTTTGCATTGTAGGTTTTGCTGTAATATTAAAATAATGCTTGTTGCCGATGGCACCATGATGCCCAAACCAGCCATATGTATCATAATCTACTGGTTTATTTATATGTAAGTTTACACTGTAGTATGTGTTTTTGCAAGTCTGAAATTGCGGTTTTTTTGTCTTTTTGATCAGAGTTTTTATTGTGGGCCAGGATGACTTTTCCATAAAAGGAGTAGACATAACACAAAACATAACTTTATCTAATAGAACATCTAATAACAATAATTCTCTTAACGCAGTAGCTTCGCCCCAACTGTTGTCCCATCTATCAATATTTTCTTTTTCAGTCTCGTGCGTTGGTATTTGCGTCAAGCCTTTGTGACACAACTCAGGCTGTGTGTACTGTTGTTGCATGTCATGATTGTAAACTGTATAATGCTGTAATTTAGCAGCTTCTCCTGCAAAGTATGTAATTCGTCCCATTGGGGGAACTGCAACAATAACAAAATCATCACGATCAATATCGGTATGTAGAATTGTATGAGCAATACTTTCGATGTTATTTCCGGGCCAACTATGGTTGTGTATTTCATCAACTGGCAACAACCCTGCACAAAGGCCCCACCAACTGTCTTGTTGGGCAACACAATAGTTGGGTGTAGTGTAGCTGTCACCAAACACATAAAGCTTACTCATTTAGTTTCCTTTGCAGTCTTTTCTTAAACATTTCAATTTTAATCTTGCTTGATTCAGCATGTTTGTGTATTTGCAATAGTGTATTTACTACTCCGTATTTCACGACTGCATCATTTACGTCTTTAACATCATCCGGCCAGTCTGGTATGCTTACTTCAAATTTGTATTCAACGGCTGCATCTATAATACTTAACCCTGCTTTGTCTTGATCAGGAACAACAATAATCCTACGCTTTAGTTGTTTTAATAGTTGTGCTTGCTGTGGACTAATAGTATCATGCATAACTGCCAAGCCACTTATACTCAATGCATCAAAAATTCCCTCAGTTACAATTGCACTAGTCCAGTCTGCTTTTTGCAAGTCATACCCAAACACATACCCAGGTTGCTGACTGTTAATAAACTTGGGTGTACGATTGTCCAAGTACCTTGACGTATGCCCAACAATTCTATTTTTGTATGTGTATGGGACTACTATCCTATCTCGTACCCCACGTTTCTTGTCAACTAAAAACGGATATTCTAACACTATTCTCCTACTTGCTAGATAGTCTAAATATCGTTGATGATCTACATTTCGGGGATCGATTACTTCAACACCCTCTGGAACTTCAGTTTCGTTAAACGCTACATCCACATGGCGTATTTGATTGCGCTCTGCTGTTAAGTCCAGCAAACTCTTGCGTTTAAGACTTTCTAAATTAAGACGTTCAACATCGACGCTGTCTACACCAAGCCATTCTAGAAATCGTCTAGCTTTATAACTCACTGGCCTGCCTGGAGTAAAACTAGCAGTAAATCCGCAGTTAAAGCAATGATAACTCCATTCATCATCCTGTTGCCGTAGTCCGCCACGACTTCGTCGATCCGTTGATTCACCATTGTGAATGCAACACGGAGCATTAAAACTAATCCATCCCGAACTAGTCACTTTATGCTTTGTGGGCAGATAACTGATTATGTCTAACATTATGCTATTATATTAGCACACTTTATGTGTTCAATCAAGTGTTTTGATATAATTTCATGGCCTTTTTCATTCGGATGTCCTTTTGCAGCAAAAAGCTTAATCGATAACTCTTTTTGTTTAGCTTGAAGGATGTTGCGCCAATTCGTTCCAGGGTAAAGTAACGTAGGTGATTGTGTTTTCCAATTATTTCCCAGCACACTGAACTGTAATAATTTTGCGCCAGCCTTGGTAGCAGCATAGTCAAACAAATTAATTGTTTGTCGATAATTGTATTCGCTCCATTCTCGATGATAGCTCATTCCTAGCCACATTTTTTGTAGTTTAAACCAGTTGTCATCAATGTCAGGATTGGGTTGTGTTAACCAAGTTCCGTGCATGTGCCGGTTCCATGGCGGATCTTTCCTGCCTACTTCGTGCAACGGATTAAACCAACTCTGTCTACTGCTGTCAGTTAGACCCACTAGCCACAATGAATCCTGTAGATCTTGGCCGTTGTTGTTTAACAACCAATCCACTGTCCAACGCATGCTTTCGAGGCTGCTACCGGGAAATGCTAGGTTTTCTAATTCAACACTATAATGGTCGGCAACAAGCCCAGCGTAACAATGATCTAACCGATATTTTGTATTTTCAGTATAATGATCAAGTATTCCTTTATCTGGATGTGCACTGAATTGCGGATCCAATAGTTCGTCGCCATAAGTCCAACTATCACCAAATGCTATAATTCGTTTAATAGCCATGTAGTACCTTTTATCTATAGAGTATTTGAGTAATTTTTCCGCTGTTTAATTTTACTTCTGGTACTGTTATATATCCTTGCCCGGTGGTAACTAGTGAAATACTCGATACTGCATTAGCTGTGACTGTGGCTGTAGCTGTTGCGCCTGTTCCTCGTCCGCCTTCGATGTCAACATTAGGATTGCCTGTGCCATACCATTCAACACCGCCGCCATTTAATGAGATGTTACTAACACGCCCGTCAGCAACTTCCGCAACTGCACTTGCACTATACCCGTATTGGTTAATTTCAAAACGCACCCAATTGTGTGTACCATCAACGTTGATGTAATCACGTGTGTCTTGGTTACTGTACACTGTTTGTGATCCGATATCATACCATGGACCGAGTTGTGAATCACTGCCTTGTGCTTTTACATTACCAGTAAAGTTGTCAAAGTCAAGTTGAAAAGTTGTTAACGTATTGTCTGCGGTGTATGCTATACTGCTATAATTTCTGTCATTGTTTGCAGCTGGTGTATTTTGCTTCAACGGCGAAGGTACTTCAAGTATTGCACTTTCTACATAGTTTGGATAAACACTGTCAACAATATCCACTTGCCCTCTGCTGCTAGAATATGCATCAGTGAAAACTGCTTCAAACAATTCGCCACTTGCTCTTTCCAAACTCCAACTGGCAGTCTGAGCTTCAATACTGCTCAACAACTCATGCGATAAAACAACTTTAGCACGACCATATGCTGCTGACAATATGTCCAAGTCCTTGACAGCCAGTAGTTCCTCGCCGTCGGTGCTCATCATTCTGAATGTGATCGTACTACCTGAAATATTTACAGGCTTTTGATCTTGGTTGATAAATTCAAAAAGAATAACATTATCAACTCCTAGGTTCACTTTAAGTTTCTTTGCATACACCGGTTGCCATCTCCTTTGAAAATACGCACCACTGGTGTCGACTAATAACACCTGTTGCTTTTGTTGATATAAATACACAGTGGTAGAATACATTAATTATAACTCCAATACAAGGTATTTATGGGCGTAGAACTCTTCCAAAAGATCGCCGAGCGATATCCATTTATTACGTTTTGCACATATGCAAAAAACGAATATGTCGGTGTGGTTCAAAATCGCGATGATCAAGTTACAACTATATACGATTTTGGTAGTATAGTAAACGATCAACAAAAACGAGATTTTATCGAACTAGCATCACAGTGGTGGTGGGAAAGCAATCGCAGTATACCCATCAACATTTTTCTCAAAAATGATTGGGAACAATTTAGGCCTTATCTCAGAACATTTATCAATAAGGACCTGGATATATTACTCGGACCTGCAACAAGTTTAGCAGAACTGTCACGTAAGAAAATTAAACGCCGTAGTATTACTCTTGTTCGCAGAGTAGATTAAGATGCAATGCCACTAGTGTTGCATAGCTAACAGCATGCGACTTCTTAAACACAAACCCATCACTACTATCACCATCCCATACACTAGCAAACACCTCATTCCATGGCTTGTTTTTCAAGTGTGCTTTACCGGGTCGAATAACAGATATAAATGCAGCCATACGCTGTATGCTGTCTGGGCGCATCTCATTGAGTAGCTGTGCGTAGTTGCCTACATGCACTAGTTTTTGTGCAAGATCGCTGTTAGTCCACATCAAGTCCCATTGGGGTTCTTTTGCTAACAATTCGTCATAGTGCTGCTGATCTCGTATAGATGTGTACACACTCATGTTGAGAAAGTCCAGTTTAAAGTACCCACGACTTTCAGCTTCGTCGTATGTTATGCTAGCACAATTGTTTTTTGCATCATACGGCACAGGCGTAACATATACACCAGAATTATGACGTCGACCTTGTTCGTTTTGCCTAGCAGAAGTACATTGAATTAAATCAATGATTGCTTGCCTGTCAGCAAAGTCAATGTCGACGTCTGCACTCATACTAAGTCGCGAATAAACGAAGTAATATTTGCCACCAAAAACAACCCTGCTGCATATGTAAACCATTGCCCAAGATTAACTGCTGGCAGCTCTGCAACATAGATTGCTTCGCCAAGCACAACACCACCGTTGTACAGTGCATAACATGCACCTAGATATGCAGCTACTTTTATCACACTAAGATAAAACTTTTTGTCTTTGTGCTTGGGTTTCGATTTAACTTGTGAAATCTTTGGTCGAGTTAGTCCCATTGGTATCTCCTTTTGTTGCTTTACTTATAACACACATAATACAACTTGTCAACCTTTACCAGCCTGCACGTTTAAGTATTTCTTCTGCATACGCTTTGTCATCTGGATAATCTTTAAACTTTTTCTGCCAAAAGTCTGGATCAATCCAAGGCCACACTATTTTAATTTGATCACCATTCATGTTCTCAAGATAATCTTGTCCAGACTTGCTGTTAAACAACAACCATGGACTAATGCGTCCAGTTGATATTGCAAATGCTACAGTGTTTTCGTTTCCATATCTTAAAAAGTCGTGTGACGGATTGCCAGTTTTGTCACTCCATTTCATGCTGTACTTAATACCACGCTCAAGTGCATCTTGTAGTGCCTCACGTTTTATGTATTGTTGCAAGTATTCATCATACAATGCTTCTTTACACCAGTGATCTATCTTTTTATTATTCGAGAGCAACCAGTTTAAAAACTTGGGCACGTTTATAGCATTAATAGCTTGGCAATGTCTTCCCCATGTTACAAACGCTTTATAGTACGGACTTTTAGCAAAATCTGCAAATGTTTTTATTTTAGCACTGCCCTGTGTTGTTTCATAGAAACGCAAATAGGCTTGTAAACCTATTTGTACACCTACTTCTTTTTCTTCTTGAAATCTCTTTTTTGGTTCACACAAATGAACAGACAAACTGTTTTCTCGTTTGAACTCACGCTTGCAATATTTGCAAACATAGACTTCACTTTTTGTCTGCGGTGCCGCTGTCACGCATGAATTCCTTCAGTTCTTTGTTGGTTATTAACTTACTTAGTAAGTCAATTTCATCTGCCTTCATTGTAGGATACAACTCCATCAACGTTTTCTTTGCTATGCTGTTGCCTTTGTCTTTTTTCTTTGGCGCAATCCATTGGTGTCTGTGATTTCCCATACCTGGACTGACACTTGTTGCACACAACCATTGTAGTTTTGGATGTTTGTTGATGTCAAAAAAATGCTTGTTAAAACGCTCGTTGCAGGATATCAAGTAATATTCTTGTAGCTCGCTGCTTCCCTGCACACTGCTTCCCCAGCGTATCATCAGATAGTTTGAAAACTTTTTGCGCTCTTCATCAGTGAGACTGTCGTAAAAGTCTCGGTCTTTACTATCAAAGCAACGCATTTCGTTTGCTATGTTAAGCTTGTCACTCATTAAAATGCCTGCGTGATGTCAACAATTTCACAGTTCCTAGAGATATCTTTAACAAAGTACACACAGCGGGGATTAGGGCTGTCATCAATTGGTACTGCCAGCATCTGTCCATTCTTCAACTTCGGCACATACCAAGTTACATCTTGATACACATCAACAATTTCAATGTCCAAGTAAGTAGGAGCAAAACTAGTCAATGGGTTAAATTCAAAGACTTTGAATCCTCTGTCATTGATACTAGTAAGTGCCAGCATTTCTAAATCGCCTACATCTGGTTCGCCAATCAACACTTGCCAATCAATGGGCATTTTCAT